TGAATACTAATGCTAATAGACTTGTAATAGGGTCTATGACTTGACTTCTTTCTGCCTGGTGCTTAGCACTAAGAATTATTATATTAGGAATAAGACTTAGCTTACCAGGATGCTTCTCCGTCAGCCAATTTATAAATTCAGAATCTAACGAAGACATAGCTTCGTCAACCTTTCCTGAATAATGTCCAATAATGTATTGGTAATTCTTTAAAGGATCAGGTGAGCTCATTATAAGATTAAAAAGATCTTCGTGATCAAATAGAGCCTCATTAATTTTTTGTTCAGTAAGATCAGTCACACCATCAATATTCCATCTTTGAATTGTATTCAAAGCAGATCTCATATCTGGAAAATATTTTTTAGTGAATAACTCTAATGTTCTGTCATTATGAGCTATTTCCATAGCTGAAAGAATTTTAGAAATTCTTTCTTGCCATTGTGTTTGTATCTCGACTTCTTCCTCTTTAGATACTGGATCAAAATCATAGACTTCAAATCTTGATTTTATAGCATCTGGTATTTTGCTTATATAATTACATGTAGCAACAAATCTTGTTGTCTTAGCATATTTCTCAATTGTACCTCTTAAAGCTTTGTAGAACTGATCTGATGCACCGTCAAACTCATCTAGTACAACTATCTTTATTCGATTCTCTCCGTCAAGGATAGAAACAGTAGAACAGAAATCGTGTACCTTAGTTCTTATTGTTTCAACTGAGCTCTCATCAGATACGTTTATAAAAATGTAGGGATGATTCTTTATCAGAATTTTAGCCATACTAGTTTTACCTGATCCTGGTGATCCAGCTAATAAAACATTTTGTTGAAGTCCGTTCTCGAATGATCCTTTGATCCTTTCTGGAAGGATCATATGTTTTAGTTCTTTAGGTCTTAATTTTTCTGTTAATAATTCTTGTATCATTTATTTACATTTTTCTTTTAAATCGTCTGCTTGGTCTTTATCATGTCTAATCTCTACAAATCTAGGTAAAAATAATGACCAGTTGTTATTCTTGTCGTTAATTATTACATTATATAAAACTGAGCACACTTTGTTTATATGTGAATCTGGATCTTTGCTTAATTCTTGTAAATCTAAATCTGTAAATCCTGAGCCAACTTTTACCTTAAGTGTTCCTGATAAATCCTCACAGATGAATCCTCCGATGAATCCTTCTCTCTTTCCTTCCCCTGGATACCAACCAGTGATTACAAGATCGCATTCATTTACTTCTTTTAGTTTAATCCAATTCTTAGATCTTTTACATTCGTATACATGTTCGGGATTTTTAAGGATAACCCCCTCACCTCCATTATCTACGATATTCTTATAGTAAGCGTAGATGTCTTCTTTTTCTGTAGTCAAGAAAGAATCTGCAAGGGTAAGTGAAGTCGTCTTATATGTACTAAAAACACCTTCTAGCGTAGACCTTCTGATACTAAAAGGAATGATACCTTTACCGGTCTTAAGAGTATCTGCATCTTCCAAATCAAATACATTATAGATTAGCTCATCCCCTATGGAATTCATAGGTTTACCCTTCAACATTTGTGTGACCTTTCCAGAGACGCTCTTTCTATTTAGATCTGTTAATTCACCATCAAAGAACCAATCCCCAGGTAATCCTGAATTTTTTATTAAAGTCAGACATTCGTTTCCTATTTTCTCCAAATATTGGTTTGGTATTTCGTTAAATGCTCTTGTATAGAATTTAACTTCGTTTCCAGATACAAAAGCTATTACGCGTACACCGTCGTATTTTTCTTCACAGATAATATGACTCCATTTTTTTATCTCATCTTCGTCATCTTGTGCTAACATTAAACTAGGATCCGGTATAACTTCTTTCCCGAAAGATTTATTAATAAGCTTAGCACCTATTCCAATATTTAATCTTTTAGTTATTACCTTACATAGGATTTTTCTTTCGTCTAATGAAAGGGGAAAGCACTTAACTAATTCGAAAGCTTCTTCCCTGAATTTATCATTTGCTGCCGGTGCTATAAAAAGCCTTTCTGTTAGATCCTTGAATCTCTCAAATATATTTTCGTCGTCGGAAACTAGATATGGGTTTTGGTCTAAAACCTCAAGTTTATGTAACTTTGTAGTCAGAAAAGGATCTAAAGCTACCTTTAGAAGATATTCTAACTCTTTAGAATAGTTATTCTTAATTAAATCCTGCTTGATCTTTTGTGATCCATTTCCTGTCGAGGATTCAATTTCTAGTAAAATTTTAAGTTCTTTTTGCATCCGATGTATTTTAAACAAATGTAGAAATACCTACTAAATAATAAAAACGATTTCTATTATTATACTTGTTATAAAATACTAAGTTTCTTAAAGAGATGCTTATTCACCACCTGTTGCTCCAGCTTCTGGTTCTGCTCCTGTTGCCGCTTCTGCTCCAGCTTCTGCTCCTGTTGCTCCTGTTGCAGCTTCTTTCCCTTCTTCTTCAGCTTTTTTAACATAAAATTTGTTCATCTTAATGTCATCATTAGTAAGATCTAACCATCTTTCAATAAGATAATCTTGATTAAAGTACTGAACCTCTTCCTCATTTATTGTCTCCTTTATTTCTCCTAAAGAAGTGACAAAGTCTACTTTCTTGATTAGCTGTTCGATCTCTCTAGATTCACCAAACATGTTATCACTCTCGAACTTAACACCTATCTGACTTCTAAATTCTGCATCGTCTTTAAGATGTGGAAATTCTAAACACATTTGGATCCATAACGGTTTAATCATAATCTCCTGGAAGATTGATCTTAATCTTGTTATAAATTTAGAGAATCTGACTTCGTCTCTTTCTGCACCATCTGCACCCGCTTTAAATGTATTGCTACTGCTAACTCCAAATCTGGAAGAGAATCTATTATATGGAATTTTAGAATCTTGTCTTAATTTATTATAGAAATAAACCACTGAATCCATAACGTTCAAGTTAGGCCCTTGTCCGTTAATAGTCTCGACCTTTACTGATTCACCTCCACTTTGAGGAAAAAGATAATTCTTATAGAATTGTAAATCTGGTCTACCATTTATAGATAATTCCCCTGATGTAGTATCAAGTTTAATATCCTCTTTATAAACTGACATAAGTTCACCTAAAGTCTCTTTGGCTTTCTGTGGAGCTTTACTTCCGATAGGAACTGTCATTTTAATTCTATACTGAGCATTCATTACGTTCCAGATAATTCTTGAATGTTCCATAATCTTAAGTAAATTGAAAGATCTAATTAATCTTTCAGTATAAGATATTCTTGAAACAGAATTTGCTTTAGAATATGAAATATAAATAACCTGTGCATCCAATAATCTTCTTTGTCTAGTTGTTTCCCCGTAGTACTGCCACCAGATAGTTTCCCTTGTGCCATCAGCTTTTTTCTCTATAGCAGGAGTAAGACTCACAGCATCTAATTCTTTAAATCCTACAATTTCTTTTCCATCGCTTGAATAAATTATTTCAAATGCTAAGAATCCTTCAACAATTAACTGTCTAAAATATTGCCATCCTGTTATTCCATTACAGAAATTGTGTAGTACGTAAAGTTTTCTGAAATTACCTCTTAAAGATTTTAGTACATCGTCCTTTAATTCCATATTAATGGTCGAAGGATGACAGAAGAAGTTCTTCTCATCATATACTATACCTTCGTCACAGATAGTGTCTAAGATGTATTCTATTTCAGCATTTAAAGCAAACGTTCTAAGAAAATCTCTTTTGACTGGATAGTCTTTATCAAAATATGCAATATATTTTTTATTAGTTGTATCTTGAGCAGCTATGCTATAAATGAAATCCTCATCATCTGCGCTGAATCCGAATCTTTCTCTCATGCTAGCTTCTGAAATACCAATTGCCATGGAATCTTCAATTACCATGTCCTTATATTCCATACCAAAAGATCCTAAACCACTAATTGATTTTAATATCCTTGAGATATTAGGATTAAATTTTCCAATATTATCTAGAAATCCTGCCATATATTTTTTTATAGTGTAAATTCATCTCCACCCTCAGCTGGTGCTTCTCCTTCAGCTGGTGCTTCTCCTTCAGCTCCACCAGTTGCTCCTTCAGCTCCACCAGTTGCCCCTTCAGCTTCTTTTTTCTTTTCGGCAGCTTCTTCTTTAGCTTTTTTGTTATCTGAAATATCTTGGTTATTCATTCCTAGGAATCTATCAACTAAGAAATCCATACTGAAGTATTTTTTTCCTTCCGCATTTAGTAGCCCTGATACTTTTATAACTTGATCTTTTCTTGCTACCATTACTTCCATATCTTTGGCTTCCCTAAACATGTTCTCTTTAACATAGTCTAGACCAAATTCAGATTTTAGAATGTAATCATTTTTTAGATTGGGGAAATCCAAACAGAATTGAACCCATAATGGTTTCATTAAGATCTCTTGGTATATTGATCTCAGTCTATTTATAAATTTACCAAATCTAATTTCTTCCTGGTCTAATCCTTCTGCAGTAAATGTAATTGTACCTTCAGATCCTGATTCTTCTCTACCAAATCTTGTAGCAGGAATCTTCGAGTCCATCCTTAATTTGTTTGCAAAATATTTTAATACAGTTGTGTCCGAGAATGCAGTGGCATCCCCTGCTCCAGCTAAAGGCTGAATATCTGGTGTTCCGTTAGGAGATGATGGCATTAGATAATTCTTAAAGAATTGTATTTTAGGTCTTCCATCTACTGATAATTCTCCACTATCAGTATTTAATCTAATATCTTCTTTGTATATCGACATTAACTCCCCAAGAGTCTGTTTAGCTTTTTGTGGTGATTTAGTACCAATAGGGACTGTCATTGCCATACGATAAGAAGAATTCATTACGTTCCAAATGATTCTTGTGTGTTCCATGATTCTAAGCAAGTTAAAAGATCTAATTAATCTCTCGGTGTAACTTACTCTACCTGCTGTACCACCACCTTTAGCGTAACTTATATAAATTATCTGCGAATCATAAAGCTTTCTAGTCAAAGATGGGTTATCTGGATATTGA